CTCTAAACATGTAAAATCCATAAATCTTTTGTGACATTGCCAGAGACGCATTAATAATGGCTTCCGGTATTGCAACTTGGGACAATACAATATTGGCGAGATTGGTGCTCGCCCACGTTCCTGTTGCAACAATGACAGGTCGACCAAGAAACTCTTTTAAAGTGTGCTCTTGACCATCCGACATTTGCTCAATCAGACCACTATCCATAGAAGTTGGATTTGTGGGTTTTGCCACCATCGGAACAATTTCAGACGGCATGGCAGTTAGAGGTGAGACCTCAAGTACGGGTTGTTTTTCAGAATTAGACATAATGGGTTTGTACCTTTTCCGGCCGGTATGACCTCGTTGAGAAACAGTTTAAAGTACTAACTGATAAAATACGCTAATTTAAACTAAGGTGCGTTCTTGGACTCAACCAACAATTTAGTAGTAACATAGCCCACGGCTTGTCCTAGCTACTTCGACCTTAACTTTCCGCAACTGCAGGGTCCGATCAATATCCTAGAACCACACGAGACTCAGTACCTTTCAAGTGCCTCACGAGTGCTTGCCAGGGCATGGGCGTATGGGGCAATAAAAAGGTGTTTTCCAAGAATATTCTTAACATGTGCCAAAAGCACATCGGTCCACTTGGCGTAAACCTCAGCGCTGTGGAGCGATAGCTCTCTCACAGCGGCCTCCAAATTGTCCTCAGTAATCTTCTCGGACAAGAGACCCTTCTTTGTCCAATAAGGCATCTCAAGTACCACATTCAAATCAAGAGGTGCCACATGGCGCGTAACTAAGTCTTCATATCTAAAAGACCGTTTCAGGAAAGTAATTTCGCCAATGTGTCTACTCTTTGGGGTTGTCACCTCGTCTTTATTGTCGCTTGTATAACCTTGTTCCAACGTAACCTCCATAGCTTTCTTGATTGAATGGAAATTGAACTGGTCAAGCACCGAGTGATGGATGTTTAACACATGATCATCCCCAAACGTTATCAAGGCGACACTTTGTGAGAAGTCAGTCAAACTTGAAGGGACTCCCATCACATCATGATAAGCGTATCTTAAGTACACCTCAGAATGCAGCGACTGCATAATTGCGGTAAGACCAAAACCACTAGCAAAGGAATTTTTTGTTTTGTGGATGTCACAACCAAGAATGAACTGGAAATTGATT